TGGACACGCCAGCAACGGTCTTTACCGAAACGGTGCGCCAATTCCAAGGCCAGAATGTTCCCAGGCCCGTCCGTATCCACGGCGATGATGACTTTTAAGGCCTCGTCAAGCCAGCCAGATGCCGCTAGAGCGCGAAACCGCTTATCATCCGGGTCTTGCTTTAATTTTTGAGGAGCGCCGTCTGGTAGCGAAATTACGGTCCTGAAGCCGCATTCCCATAATGTGAGGACATCTATTTCGCCTTCGACAAATNTCACCGTCTTTTGCGGGCGGAAACAGTCTTTAGGTATTTCATTAATGCCGTCCCACTCTTTTTTGACAGCATCGATATTATAAAGCGTCCGCTCCGCTTTCGGCTCTTGGCCAAATTGCTTTTTCGCCGAACGGTATTTGACGTTAACCAATTCGCCATCGAGGAAATATGGGAAGGCATAGGCCGGCGCTAAGTCACCGCCGAATGCCCGCTCCGTTCTGTAGATGCCGAATGCCTCGACGGTTTCCTTGCTGATCCCACGCGCCACGAACCATTCCAGCATCTTGTCTGGCTTATCTGGTTTACNTACGGGTGTAGGCCGGCGGTATTCTCGCGGCGGCGATCTATCTTGGCGGAACCTATCACCAGCTATCCCACCAGTATGGCCGCAGTTGTGGCAATTCCAAACGACACCGCCGTCAACCTCGATGGTGACGCTCAGTGGGTCGTCGTTTTTATTTTTGGCTTTACGTGTGTCTTTGCAGACCGGACATTTAGTCTTGTGGTCGCCAACGCTATAGGAGCGAAGCCTAACCCCCGCCGCTCGCAGCGGTTCCATTGGTCCCTCCGTTACATCCATCTTCGGCGAATAGCCCGCCTAAACTTTCTCGTGCTCTTTCGAGATTACGCCCGGCCTGACGCCAATAGCTTTCCTTAAGCTCAATGCCGACGAATTTACGCCCGAGCTGCAATGCCATATGTCCCTCGCTTCCTATCCCGGTAAAGGGCGAAAGAACAGTTTCGCCTGGGGCGCTGCATAATTTAACCGCGCGCTTAATTACTCCCAATTGCAACGGACATAAGTGGCGTTCATCTTTATCTTCACGCGCCGCCGAAACATTCAGGACATCCGTTTCACGGATCCCCCCAGGATAACCAGGACATGCCCTGTACCAAACAGGCGCGGCCCATTCTATCCATTCCTCGTTGGTTATCCAACCATCCAGGTTTTTATATTTTTCTGACACCCCGGCACGTATTGGAACAGGGTTATCACCTGGCTTGCGAAATTGCAAAAGATAATCCGCGAGCGCGGCGCGCATCCTCGAACTATCTGTAGCCAGCGATTTAAATTGCAATGACGCATCCTTTGTGCGGACCGCCTTAACTTGAGGGTCTTTATCAATGCACCATTCACCATAATAAATCCAACCAGCATCTTGCATCATCGAAATGACCTTGCCGCGAAAATCTCGCAATCCGACAAATCCATCCGATCCCTTGAATGCGGGGGTCTGAGTTAAATGAATACACACTGAACGCCCCGGCATCATCACGCGCAAAAGCTTATCCGCCGTGACTAAGCGCGAAAAATGATCAATCATCCCATCGATGCCGGCACAATTGCCCATATCGCGCCGTGAATTTGTATAGACGTACATAGATGGAAACGGCGGGGAGAAAATCGACATGCCGACACTATCGGATTCTATTTCATCAATCCTTTCAACGCAATCGCCGAGATACAGCTTCCAATTTTTACCGCCCACCTCTTTTTCCTGATATGCCATTTCCTCTTTCTCCGCCGGTTTCAAATTCAACCCCTTCATATGCTTAACGATATTTTCCATGGTTTCCGCAGCCAGAATTTCCTTGCGGCGTATATTGGCGACCACAGCCCCTTCGGTTTCAGCTGTGATCACATAAACATTCACAGGTTTCTTTTGGCCGAACCGCCAGCAGCGGCGCATGGCCTGATAATACTGCTCGTATGAATCAGATAACCCGACAAAGGCCACATCCGCGCAGTGTTGCAGATTCATCCCGAACCCCGCTATGCGGGGTTTAGTGACTATGACGCGGACTTTCCCTTCGATGAAATCCAGCAATGCCTTTTCTTTAAATTCTCGTGTATCCGCGCCGCTGACTTCAACTGCATCTGGAATGGCGTTCCCTAAAGCAGCACTTTCGTTGTTTAAATTACACCAGACAATCCATGGCCGGTCATTCCCATTAACTAAATCAGCGCAAACATTAACGCGATCATCAATGGAATCCCGCCGTGCAGCTTGTCTTTCCTGAAGGGTTAAAGCTTCCATCGGGAAAAGAAATTCACTCGATACATCAACATCGACGGTTGTTTGATGAATATGCAAAGGAGGTAAAATAAAGTCCCTATCATCGTACCCAAGATCAGATGGCTTGCGAAGCGCCACGGACCATGATGCCATCCATTGCCAGAAATCATTTTGAGCGTGGCCCTTCAGCCTCCATTTGTGCGTCGTGTTGCCATCCTGGGTAAAAAACAACGCGATGATTTCCTTGCCAGACATGATATCGAGAAATTCAGCATGATTGGTCAATTCGATCAAGTCATTCGGGGCCGGTGTCGCCGTACAAGCAAGGCGGAATGGAATATGAGAAGCGAATTCCGTTATTGCTTTTCGAGTTGATCCATCAAATCCTTTAAGGATGCTCGATTCGTCGACAACAATTCCGCCCCATTGATTGGGATCGAAATGATCCATCATCTCATANTTCGTGATATTGATGCCTGGCTCCATGCCGTCCTGTGACCGGCAATAATTAACTGGATAGCCAAATTTCGCGCCCTCACGCACGGTCTGTGCGGAAACCGCGAGCGGGGCAAGAATGAGGACATCCCCAGGGACGTGATTGGCCCATGATAGCTGGATAGGGGTCTTTCCGGTGCCACAATCGGCGAACACTGCCGCCCGCCCCCGCTGTAACGCCCATGCGACGATATCGCGCTGAAAATCAAACAGCATTGGGTTGAGTTCAGGGACTTCCGTAAATCCTGTCGGCAGAGAAAATTTTTGTTTTGAATTTANAAATTCAGCGTATTCAGGCATTGGTCACTCCGTTGGTTCCTTCCTTTTAACCTTTTTATCAGCTAAGTCAACTAGTGGCGTAGCCGCATCCCCACCTTTCATTAATGCATCTTTCATCAATGCCTCAAACAAAAGCCTTTTATCATGTGCGGCGGATGAAGCCTCAATAGCTTTTCTGGATGTTATTTCAGCATCGGCCCCAACATGACCGACGACGGCTTTTGTATTGATAACCTTACGAAATTTACCTGGTTTTTTTGGATCATGAATAGTAAATGTAGATTGAAAGGGGTTCCCCTTGTATGAAAATAAATCTAGGCCAACAGGGCGCGGCTCGCTTTCCCACGTTGCATCGCTTTTGGCATCTAAAATATCCAGAAGATAAGGCATATAATCATCTGGATTTTCTTTAAATAAACTTCTGTTTTTTTGGCGAAGCCCATAAGCTGATCCACCGCCCACCCCCTTGCCAGTAAGATATTTTGCCTTTGTGATTTGGAACAAAATATTGATCTGTTTTTTTGACATTTTATGCAACCCTCTCCAAAAATCTACGCACTGCATTAACACCGGCTTCAAATTTTTGCTTATCGATCTTATTCAATGCTTCCTTGAATGTTCCTGCTGTCCCCGGATTCGTCAGCCAAGCTTCAATACGTTTCTCAACGTTCCCCATCAAGGCCATTTTATCCATTCCTTCGACAATATAAAAAACACAAAGCTCAATTTGCTCCCGCTCTTGAGCCACCCTGGCTTTCGCCTCTGCACATGCCCCGTCCAGAGTAAGCTCGCCTTCGACTACCTTATCCGCAAGCTCTGGCCACTTTTTCCTTAATTTAGCGAGACGGATATCATCGTTTGTTGCGTCATCTTTTCGCGCCCTTGCCTCTTTGTAGGCTTCGTCCAAAGGCGTGATTCCAGATAAAACGCCGTCAACCTTATCGGAAGCATAACTAATGACAGTGCGAGCTTGAGAAATGCTCCCTTGGTTAAACCCTTTAATTATTAAAGACTTTTGTCCCCGTCCGCCTTTCTCTGGTTCTGGATAAATCTTCGCCACCGCCATTGCCTGCTGACCCTTAGTTATATTACGACGGTGAATATTGGCAGAAATTACAAACGCTGTCGGGTCTTCCCCATTCAACTCGCGTGTCTCTGGCTTGACCCCGGCAAGCTTGCAAGCATCACGACGATTGCGCCCGTCGACCAGTACCGTTTCCCCGTCGATTTCAGCAATGACAAGAGGCTCTCGCAATCCATTAGCTTTAATGTCCTCTGACAATGCGATCAAGTCCTCTTCGTGCATTTTCGGGAATACGTCGGCAGCCGGGAATACTTTCATTTTTAGAATATCCATTTTCTTCTCCATCATGCTTTCACAATCACGATATCAACCCCGTATATTTCTTTGACCTGCGCCCGCTTCAATTTGCTCATCTTTGTGTCTCGGCCTTTGACATCTTCGAATGTCACTGATCCATGCTCACTATGCGTCCGCGATGGCAACCCAAACTTCCTCGGATATGCCCAATGTATTTGGAAATCTGCCTTGTAGCTAGTCCCGCCTGGCAACGGGAATGATGGCTGCGGCAACCAGAATTCCACATCACCAGCCCTTACCAGCAAATCCAATTCGGCGGCACGCTTGGCCTCGGCCTTTGATTGATAATTCCGCAAGCCGACCATGGGACTACGATAAGCCGTCCATACGTTGCGATATTTACTTAGACGCCTAACCATGCGGCGGCAGCCGCTTAAAGAAAGGCACCCATGCGCCGTCGTTAAGTTTGCCGCCGCTTTCTTCGTCAATCCAAACGACTACGTGCTTCGTGCCAGGAGTCGGTTTCCAGTTTTGGCAATGAAATGAGAGACCACACTGCGGGCACCTGGTCTTGTCTTTGATGGCGTAAGTGTCAGAGGGTCTACCGATACGGAACCCCATCGTGCATTGATTGCAGTGTTTTATTGTCTTTTCCATTATGCTGCTTTCACTCTCTTTTTGGCCATGATAGCTATGTAAGCGAATGCCCCATCGCCACGCGGTTCCTGGACAAGCAGGAGACATCCCTTTGCCGCGAGAGACAACGCGCAATCAGCTATCCTGCCGATTTCTCTGCGGTCTTCAGGAACCTTGCGGCCAGGAACTCCTTGCCTATCGGTCGCAAGAGCACCGATGTGATAAGTGATTTTATCTTTCTGTTTTGCAGTTTGCAGCCATTCAGCGAACCCAGCTTCGTCGCAAACTTCCTCTGACCTATCCGCCTTGNTTTCCAGCTTTTCCGTGCGATTTTCTATTTCTTTTTCGGCAAGTCGGCGGTATTCATTTCTTATTTTTGGGTTCTCTCGCCATTTCTTCCAATACCGGCCCACGGTCTTCCTGTCGTGACCGGCCAACAGCGATGCATCTCGGATTGTCCTACCCTCGACGAAATACCGGTATAGCGCCGATACGGCCTCTTCGGACAAAGTGCGGTTGCCGTGGCTGTTAGGATTCCGCCCTATCTCGAATTGCGGTGATTTATCCATTGGCAGCATCACCGCCACCTTCAGCCAGCGCCTTAACCCGCCGTGGTGAAGCCCGAAAAATAAGCGACCGGATTGCCGCCGATATCGTAGCTACCTGGCCTTGGCTTTCAAGCCGCCGCTGTTCCGCGAAGATTAATTTCCTGTCCTTGTCGGTAGTCGAAAACGAAACAATCTTTCCGGTCATGGTGTTTCCTTTAGTGATCAAATTGTGCAANGCTCCGAGCGATTAATAAACCACATAGCGNGCGAATGCTACAAAAATCTTTCATCCCACCAACTGATTTTTCGTTGGCCTTCCACCAGGACGCATATTCGGCGGCCCGTGAAATTTGATATCGTTTCGCACCCACATTGTCCAGGCCTGGTTCCAATTTTTTTTCAAAGCTTTATCGCCCTCCGCTTCCGCCCAATAAGTTTTGAAATCTTCCGCCATATCCGTAATCTGGTTGGTGGAATATCCTTTTTCGCTGGCATATTGAAATCCGTCATCTGATGGTTTCCAATCCGCCGGAAGGCACTTTCTTTTATTAATTTTCTTTTCTATATGGACTCTAGACTCTGGCTTCTTCCATTGGGTCATATCATGCACCTTATCCAAGCCTTCTTTTTCCTTTTGTTTACAAAGGGTTGGATTGCCTCCCATTTTGCCGTTTTTTCTCATTTTTTCTCTTTTTGCAATATCTCTGATCATGCGACGGGAATAAATTTGACCATTCCCGTTGCGTGAAAAAACACCCCAGCGTTCAAGCTCGCTGATCAATTCATCAGCGGCAGTTTTTTCGATACCAGCCATCTTCGCAATATCGGAATTATCAAGAATATTACCGGCAATTATTAGATGACCAACTGGATCACTTTTCGCACAAATGCAAAGCATCCTCATCCACAAACCTTGGGCGGCCAAAGAGCATTGTCGTAATGCCTCATCGGATTCCCAATCAGACCAAAAAAACTTTGCCCAAAGTGTAGCGACCATCGAAACTACAAAAAATCATTCGGCGTAACTTCGCCATTGGTCACTTTGATAATTTTCATAAGCATACCGCGCCGCGGAAAGCGTTCGCCATCGGCCCACTTTAAAACCGATGGATATTTTGCATCAATCTCGCAAGCAAATCGCTCCACTGACATCTGCTCTCTATCCAGCCATGCTCGCAATTTCATTTTATCATCTTCCCTTTTGTGAATTATGGCCAGAACCATAGCCAAAAGCAATAATTAAGTAAACAATTTTTTTATTGACAATCAAAATTACCTTGTTTACAATTTCAGCCAACTACGGAGGACGACCTAATGAATTCGCCAGCGCCGATAGGCCACAACAATCCACCCACCACACCATACGAAATGCATGAGCACGCCATCTCGTCACTATATGACGAGGCGGTCCACTGGCTAGACGGGGAACCCATCGACTCCGAAGCCACCGCCGAAGGCGTTGCCACTCTCATGCGGGAAATCCGCAAAGCGGGCAAAGCTGCTGACACGGCCCGCAAAGAAGAGAAAGCACCCCACGCGACCGCCGTCAAAGAAATCGACACTCGTTGGAAAGCCGTCACCACTCTAGCCACACTCGCAGCCAACGCCGCCAAGGAAGCTCTCGCGCCTTGGCTCATAAAGAAAGAAGCGGAGAAGGCCGAAGCTGACCGCAAGGCCCGTGAGCAAGCCGACCGGCAAATGGCTGAAGCGCAAAAAGCCCTGCAAGATTCGGACGTGACCAATCTCTCCGACCGCGCCGAAGCCGAAGCCAAATATCAAGACGCCAAGAAAGCCGACGCCATCGCCACCAAGGACGCCAACAAATCGTNTGGAGTGGGCGGNGCCGGNGGCCGCAAGGTGGCGCTTCGGACGACTTGGGTTGTGACCTTGATCGATCCCACCGCCGCGCTTGAGCATTTCTGGCCGCATGAAGGAATCGAAGCCGTCTTGATCCGGCTAGCGCAAGCCGAAGCCCGCGACGGCAAGCGGACGATCCCCGGCTTTAACATCGAAGAGAAAAAGGAAACCGTGTAATGCGAAGTTCCAAAACCACAAGCCAATTGCAACTTGCGCTTTCGGCGTTTCAATCCACGTTGACGCCGGTCACACCTATCCGGACCAACGCTTTTTTCGATTCTAAATTTGCTGGTCTTTCAGATGTGTTCGATCACGTCACAGAGGATTTGNCGGCTCATGGGCTGGCAATCATCCAAGGCGGGAAAGCTGACCNCACCCCCTGCCTTGTGACGCGCTTATGTCATTCGAGCGGTGAGTGGATAGAGGACGAGGGCTACCCGCTGATCCCGTCGCCGGATAAGAAAGGCCAAATTTCAATGCAAGCTCAAATGTCGGCGGTGACTTATGCCCGCCGGTATGGATTAATGTCGATGCTAGGCATCACAATCGCGGGCGAAGATGATGATGGCGCGGCGGCTAGTCAAACCAATGGCCAAACAGCCAGCAAAACAAAATTGGCACCACGAAATGGAATCGCGGCACCTAAGACGCCGGCGCTTAGTGGTCCGATCAAGACTATCACTAAATTGAAAGATATAGGGCGGNAAATGGCGACTGATATCGCGGCGTGCGATGATGTTGATCAATTATCGGCATTTCGTACTTGCGCTGAAACCCAAACATATCTCAAGCAATTAAAGGTTGATTGGCCAGACGCCTATGACCATCCCAGGGATGATAAAAACGACTTCGTTGGCATGAAGCAGCGGTTTGAAGAAAAGGCTGCGGCTCTTGGGCCACAGGATGCTTAGAAAGATTATAAAATGATGGGACGAAAGCAAAAGTTAAAGAGCGGCGACGAATGGGATACGGTAAGCCGCCGTGGCAGGCGTATCATCCTGTCATTCAAAAAGTCTAAATACGCCAAACGGATAAAGCAAAAGATGAATAGGCGGGCGCGGAAAGAAGCGCGGGCAATGGAAGGATTAACGACATGAGCGACTACGACAATCTGAATCGCGGGGCCTTGTTCCCAACAGGCGACAAAAAGCTGGTCCGCCAGGGGCAAATTCACTTCGGCGAAACACCAGAAGATATCGCCATTATCCAGGTGACAACCAAGACAGGCAAAACAGTTTTCGAGGTTTACAAAAAAATCGGCGCGGTATTCGCCAACACCAATAAAACCTCAGATAAAGCACCTGATATGAGCGGCACCATTGCTTATGGTGGATTGGATTATCAAATGGCGGGGTGGAAATACACGAGCAAAAACGGTCTGCCGTATACGTCTGTTTCCGTGACACCACCGGAAAATAAGGCGGACAATAACGAAGGGCAGTTTGCCGATGATTTAGATTCAGAAATACCTTTCTGATGGAAGATGGAGCCATGCGATC